ATGCGCCCACCAAAGCCTGCCCTGAGTGCGACAGCATCGTGCACGCGGCGGTACGTCAGTGCCCCGACTGTGGCCACATGTTCCCGGAGCCGCAAATCAAGATTGACGCCAAAGCCAGCACTTTGGACATCCTCTCTGGCGGTCCACCCGAGTGGGTGCCCGTGACACGGGTCAGTTATGCCCGGCACGACAAGACTGGTAAGCCGCCGTCACTTCGAGTTGATTACTGGAGTGGGCTGAGTTCCCACAGCGAATGGGTTTGCATTGAGCACCAGGGCTATGCGCGGCAAAAGGCTGCGAGCTGGTGGGCAAACCGAGCACCGGGGCTGCCACTTCCCCGTGGTGTTGATGAAGCTCTGGCCGTATCGCAGCGGCTCAAGTGCCCATCGCAGATCGCGGTGCGCCCGAGCGGGCGTTACACAGAAATCGTCGGCGCGCGCTTTTGATGTCGAGCGCATAAATGATGTGCGCCATTTGCAGGCGCGATGCCCGAGGGTATGGGTTCGCGCCATGTTTGATCCGTATTGATGCGCCGAGCGTGAAGTTGTGTTCGAGGCGCTGTCAAAACATTGCAGCAAGGCTAAAGGGAATGATTGATCCAAACCAACATGAAACCAATGCTCTGGCGGCGGCCTGCCAGACAGGTGGCGAGTACGTCGAGTCACTTGCCAAAACAGACTTGGCCACCTTCACCGCAGTGGAGTGGTCAACCTTGATTGATGTGGTCGTGACCGCCTTTCAAGACTCACTTCGCACTGCCTATGCAGATGACCCACCATTTTGAAGGAACGCATGAATCCAAATAATTACATGGCCCATCTTGGGGCCACGCTCGTATATCGCGGCTATGCCATTTTGCCGATCCAGCCTAGCACTAAGAAGCCGGGCATGTTTCGCCTGGGTGCCTGGCAAGACTATCCCAAGTGGAGCCGTCACTGTGAGCGCGACACGACTGAAAACGAAGTCGACATCTGGGGCGACTGGCCCGAAGCTGGCATTGGTATTGCCGCAGGCAAGGTGATTGGCATCGACATTGATGTGCTGCAGTCCAAAGACATCGCGGTTCAGATTGAGGGCTTAGCTAAGCGGCTGCTGGGTGACACACCAGCAGTTCGTATCGGCAACGCCCCCAAGCGATTGCTGGTGTACCGTGCGGCCCAGCCATTCAGTGGCTTTAAGTTCCCGCCCATTGAGGTCTTGGGTGTGGGGCAGCAGTTCATCGCCTATGGCATTCACCCGGATACCGGCAAGCCCTACGAGTGGCCCGTGCAAACCTTGGCCGACCTGAAAATCGAAGAACTGCCTGTCATCACCGAGGAACAGGCTCGAGAGTTTGCGCGCCAGGCGTACGAGATGGTCCCCGAATCTATGCGCCCCAAAAGTCTGGCTGTAGGTTTGAAGTCTCCAGAGGCGTTCGCCAATCTGCCCGAGCAACGCGGCACGTTCGAGGCAGTGCAAGACGCGCTTCAGTACATCCCCAATCAGGACCTGGACTACGACAGTTGGGTGCGCATTGGCATGGCCATCAAAGGTGCGCTTGCCGAGCAGGGGTGGCCGCTCTTTGAGTCCTGGTCTGCGTCGTCCAGTAAAAACGATGCCAAGACAACCGCTAAAAGTTGGGGGAGCTTTTCGCCTCAGCGCATTGGGGCGGGAACCATCTACAAGCTGGCGCTGGACAACGGCTGGATTCCAGATGCTGATCTGCAGCTCAATGGTGAGATTGTGATGAACGGACATCACCCGGCCAAGGAGATGCTGCAAACGCTGCAAACATCAAACCCCATCACGATTGCTGGATCAGGTGCACCGCCCGTGCTGCCACCACCCAAACCACTGCCGACGGGCTGGGACCAAGTTGGCGGCGTGATTGCCGACATGATGGCGCTCATGGCAACGACGGCAAAGCGTCCACAGCCTGTGCTGGCGCTTGGAGCGAGTTTGTGTGCCATCGGCGCGCTGATGGGGCGTAAGTACCGCACCGAGAGCAACACGCGCTCGAACCTTTATGTCGTAGGTATCGCTGAGAGCGGCGCAGGCAAGAACCACAGCCGCGTGGTTATCAACGAGCTATTCCGCAAGGCCGGGTTGCTGCAATACCTGGGCGGCAACAAGATCGCATCGGGTTCCGGTCTTTTGACGGCCATCCAGCGTCAGCCCGCCATTCTTTTTCAGCTAGATGAGTTCGGTATGTTTTTGTCGGCAGCCGCTGACCGTAAACGCTCCCCGCGCTACGTGTGTGAAATCCTTGACCTGATGACCGAGCTGTACACCACATCAGGCACGACTTACTTTGGCATTGAGTACGCAAGCAACCAACTCAACAACGCGCACCGTGCCATTCACCAGCCCTGCGCTTGCATCTACGGCACCACCACACCCTTGCACTTTTGGCAGGCGCTGCAGGCGTCGAATGTGGCCGACGGTTCATTGGCGCGCTTTCTGATTCTGGAGAGCGAGGACGATTTCCCCAATAGCAACGAACTTTTTGGCACGATAGATCCCCCGCAAGACCTCATCGACCGACTGCTGCTGATCCACCAGGGAGGTGGCCAGTTGAACGGCAACCTCACGGATGTGGGCGCGATTGATGAAGTGCTGGTGGATCCGCGTGTCGTTCCGATGACCGCGCAAGCGCGTGACGCGTTTCGCTTGCTTGACCACGAGTTGTTGACAAAGCTTCGCTTGTCGAGAGGCACCGGTTTTTCATCGATCTTGGCGCGCATTGAAGAGAACGCCACCAAATTGGCTCTCATTCGCGCTGTGTCGCGCGACGCGGTGACACCGCAGATCGAGGACCACGACGCGCACTGGGGAATTGCGCTCTCGCGCCACTGTGCCGAGCTGACTATTCGAGAAGCAAGCGCGCGCGTTTCAGAAAACCAAGTCGAGTCCAACCACAAGCGCGCTTTGCAAATCCTGCGTGATGGCGATGCCGCTGGTATGTCAAAGAGCGAGTTCACACGGCGCACCCAGTTCATGGACCACCGCCAGCGAGATGGCGTGCTGCGTACCTTAACGGACGCCCACCTGGTTGAGGTGTTCGCCATGCCAACGGGCGGCAGACCTAGCCAGTGGATCAAGCTGGCGGGAAATGATGTCCCAACTGAACAGTGAACGGTCTATGAGGACTTCTTTCAATTACGACCTTCTTTCAAAGGGGGTGCCTCTATATACAAATAAATACAGGGGTCGCTATACGCACCCAAAAATCCTCGCGCGCGCGAAACGCCTGCCCTGGAGGTGGTCAGAGAGAGACATAGGTATATATATTGAAAGAAGAAGTATTGAAATAAGTACCCCACCAGACCCGGACTCCACGTTTGAAAGATGAAGTATTGAAATAAGCCCCGTCATCTGTTGAAGACTTTTTGTAAGCCCTGATAACCGCATCCGATTGAAAAAATCGGAAATGACAGACATGAGGGAGCCGCACCCGCCCTGACACGGCTTTGGTGCCAGTGCTCCTCCAGGTCGCACAAGAAAACTTGTACGAACCCTTGGAGGAAATCCCTGATGAATAACAAACCAACCCCACGCCTCGTCATCCTGGCTCTTGACCTGGGTACGACCACCGGCTGGGCACTGCGCTCGGCAAACGGTCCAGTGGCGCATGGCTTCGTGAGCTTCAAGTCCCAACGCTTTGAGGGCGGTGGCATGCGCTATCTGCGCTTTGGACGTTGGCTCGATGACATGCTCGCCTTGACTGGCTCAGAGAGTGACGCACCAACCGATTCAGCGGTCATTGGAGCCGTTTACTTTGAAGAGGTGCGCCGTCACCTCGGAGTAGATGCTGCGCATGTCTACGGCGGTTTGCTGGCCACGCTGACCGCATGGTGTGAGCGTCACCAGATACCGTACCAAGGTGTGCCTGTGGGCACCATCAAACGCCATGCCACTGGCAAGGGCAACGCGGGCAAGGCCGAGGTGATTGCGGCCATGAAAGCGCTTGGCCACCCGGTCACCGACGACAACGAGGCGGATGCCCTTGCGCTCTTGCACTGGGCGCTGGCGCAGTGTACGGATCCCGCCTTGAGCAAGGAGGTGCGCCATGGCTAAAAAGCAAGTTGCACAGCCATTGACCCATGGCACTTTGGTGAGTCTGCCCGGCGGTCGGGTTGGTGAGTGGATCAGTGAGGCGGAGGAAGGCACCAGCTTTCGCACCGAGCATTTCCGGACTGTCGACTCGCTCGGCCTTTTGATGCGCAATGGCGCGATCACGGCGCAGATGCACGACGCGGGTCAGGACTTCTCTCGCACATTTGTTTTTGCTCAGCTAAGTTCAGCGGGCTCACCACCGCTTGATCGCATACCTGGTGGTCATTGGCAGGACACGATGACAGAGCGCTGTGCCTGGGCTAGAAAGCGGTTGGGTGAGGCGCTCGATGCAGTGGGTGGTATCAGTAGTCCCGGTGGTTGCGCTGTCTGGCACGTGGCCGGTTTGGGTCAAAGCGTGAAGGAGTGGTCTGCTCAGGAAGGTTGGAACGGACGCACACTCAACCAGTACGAGGCCAAGGGCATTTTGGTTGGCGCATTGGGTGTGTTGGCGGTGCATTACGGGTACAGTCGTTAAAAAACGCTTGTCAGGACGTTGTCCGGACGCTATGATGGGTCAACTTTTCAAAAAAGGGGTCGCCATGACCGCAGTCATTCATTCCAAATCTGAGCGCATTGATGTGCGAGCCAGCACGCCTGTGAAGCAATTGCTTCAGGAAGCGGCGCGCGTGGCGCACAAAAATGTGAGCGAGTTTCTGCTTGACGCGGGCATCATCGCGGCTAACCAGACCTTGGCTGACCGCACCCGTTTCGAGCTAAGCGACGACAAGTGGTTGGCGTTTCAGGCTGCACTTGACCAGCCCGTGAGTGCCAAGCCCAAGCTCAAGAAGCTTTTGTCTGAGCCGGGGCTGCTTGGTTGAGTTCGCATGCTTACGAGCCAGTTCGCAAACTGGCCGGCTCGGACACCGTTGAGTCCTTCGACTGTGGCCAGAGCGCACTGAATCAGTTTTTGCAGCGCTTTGCGCTCGTCAACCAAAAATCTAATAGCGCGCAAACCTACGTGAGTTGCCATTCGGGCTCGGTCGTTGGTTTCTACAGTTTGGCGGTTGGTAGCGTTGAGCCTTCCAGTGCGGCACCTCGTGTAACCAAAGGTATTCCACAGCACCCCGTGCCGGTGATGATTCTGGCCCGGCTTGCGGTGGACCTTCAGCACCAAGGCGCTGGGCTTGGCAAAGCACTGCTCAAAGACGCGCTGCTGCGCACTGCACAAGCGGCAGACATTGCCGGAATTCGTGCACTGCTGGTGCATGCAAAGGACGAGACTGCCAGGCAGTGGTATCTCAATTGGGAGTTTGAACCCAGCCCATCTGATCCGTTTCACCTGTTCCTTTTGATGAAGGACATCAAGGCCATGGTGGGTAAATCGTGAGTTAAAAGTACAGGGTATTTAGTCGATGAATAAATCGCACGAAAACCCCTTGACGCGGTATATATCGAAGCGGTAGCATTCAGCTAATCACTCAAATTACGCCCACACGGTTTGCGCCTTGTGGGCGTTTTGTTTGGGTCTTCACTTCCCCGCATTTACCGCGCTTGCAAGCAGCCCTCGCTGGTTGACCTGCAAGCTGCGCTCCAACCCGAAAGCTTCCCTATGACACCCGAGATCCGAATGGTCGCGGTGGATTCGCTCATCCCGTATGCGCGAAACGCCCGCACCCACAGCGATGACCAGGTGGCACAAATTGCCGCATCCATCTCCGAGTTTGGTTTTACCAATCCGATCCTGACAGATGGGGACAAAGGCGTGATCGCAGGACACGGACGCTTGGCTGCAGCGCGCAAACTTGCACTGACTGAAGTGCCCGTGATTGAGCTGGGCCACCTCACCGCAATTCAAAAGAAAGCCTACATCCTGGCCGACAACCGCATCGCTGCAAACGCTGGCTGGGACGAAGAGTTGCTCAAGCTTGAGATTGCCGAACTCGATGAGGCTGACTTCAATCTGGAGTTGATGGGCTTTGGTGATGAAGAGCTTGAGCGTTTGCTCAACGGTGATGGCGACACCACGGGCCTGACCGAAGACGATGCAGTACCCGAGTTGCCAGCCGAACCTGTTTCCAAAACAGGTGATGTGTGGGTCTTGGGTCAGCACCGTTTGCTGTGTGGTGACTCCACCGTGCTCTCCGATGTGGAGCGACTGATGAATGGCCAGCTCGCCGACATGGCTTTCACCGATCCACCCTACAACGTGGACTACGGCAACAGCGCCAAAGACAAGATGCGAGGCAAGGACCGTCGCATCATGAACGATGCGCTAGGAGATGGGTTCTATAAGTTCCTCTACGACGCCTGCGTCAACTTGTTGGTGGTCACCAAAGGAGCCTGCTATGTGTGCATGAGCTCCTCTGAGTTGCACACCTTGCAAAAAGCCTGGCTTGATGCGGGCGGCAAGTGGTCCACATTTGTGATCTGGGCCAAGAACACTTTTACGCTTGGACGCGCCGACTACCAGCGCCAGTACGAGCCAATCCTTTATGGTTGGAAAGATGGCGCAAAACACTTCTGGTGCGGTGACCGCGACCAGTCAGACATTTGGAATTACAACAAGCCCCGTGTGAACGATTTACACCCGACGATGAAGCCGGTGGAGTTGGTCGAGCGTGCCATCAAGAACTCATCCAAGACACGCGACATCGTGATCGATTTGTTTGGCGGATCTGGCACAACGCTCATTGCATGCGAGAAAACGAATCGCCAAGCCCGTCTCATGGAGATGGATCCCAAGTACGTGGACGTTATCGTCAAGCGTTGGGAGGAATACACAGGACAAAAAGCCACCCGTGAAGCGGATGGCTCTGCATTTGCAGATCTATCGCCGCAAGGTCAGTCTGTTTTAGCTGATGCTGTGGGGAGCGAGCTAGAGGGTGAGACCCTGTAGACCCGCTCACCACCGCTCTCTTTGACGGAGTCGATGGTCAGGCCCAGCTTCTTTTTCAAAGTTCCAGCCATACAACCGCGCACCGTGTGCGCCTGCCATCCTGTGGCCTCCACCATTTGAGGGAGGGTTGCACCTTCGGGGCGTTTCATCAGATCGATGAGTACCGACTGTTTGCTGCCTTCGCGTTTGGGTTTGGCCGGTGGCTCAATACCAATGGCCTTCAAGCCTGCAACGGTGATGGCAAAACGGGTAGAGCCCTCTGGTCCTTTGCTGTGGGGTCTGATCAGGCCTTCATTGCCAAGGCTGGTCAGCACCTTGATCAATGCACCACCTTTGAGGTTGGACGGGAAGTCGGTCAGCACATGCTGAGGATGGCTGGCTGCAGCGTTGAGAAGCAAGGTTTGGCTGGGTGTGAGTTTCATGTTGACCTCCGGTATCAGTTTGGTTGGGTTGTTTGTTTGGATTGCTGGCCAGCCGTGAATGCGGCTTGCAGGGCTTCTTTGAGGCCCCAGACGCTGACTTCATGAAAGTCCAGGCGGTCGCTGTTGCGTGTTGCCAGCGTGTCGATGTGCAGATGCTCTGCGGCGATTTGGTTGAGCAGACGCTCCAATGTTTTGGCGTCCATCACTTGGCTCCCCGCACCTGGTGGATCTGGCGGGCGCGGTCAAAGCCGACCCACTCGCCTTGGGTATCAAGGCCGCGTGAGGCCAGCTCCTCGCGGGCCAGCAGGTTGAGGTCAAGTTCCCCACGTGCGGCGGCTGCCAGTACCTTGGTGAGCGCGATCTGGATGAACCCGACCTCGTCGACGGTGAACTGTGTGGTGTAGGTCATTTGCAAAGCTCCTTGGGTTGTTGATGACGTTCCTATGAACGCTCTGAATCCAAGTGAAGCCAAGCTTTATCTGCATCAATTGCGATTAGTTTTTTGATTGAGTTGCTTACACGCCAATACCGAGCCGCTATGCCCCGCAGTGCCCCGACACCATGCCGTCACCCCGCCTGCGCGTTGGTGCTGGACAAGCCCGGCTACTGCGAGCAGCACCGCCCCAAGGTGCACCGGGACTACGGGCTTGCCAGGCGTGGCTTTGATACTGAGCTGGGCTTCTACCAGTCCGCGCGCTGGCGTGAGGTACGTGCTGCATTCCTGCGTGAACACCCGCTGTGTGTGGCGTGCAAGGGGGCGGGTCTGGTGGTGGCTGCCAAGGTTGCCGACCACATCAGGCCGCTCAAGGACGGCGGCGAGCGCTTTGACTGGGTCAATCTGCAAGGGCTGTGCGTCTCATGTCACAACCGAAAGACGGCGCGTGAGACTGCAGGTCGGGGCTGACTACCCCCCCCCGGGGGGGTCTCAATCTCTACAGACGGCGGCCAAAGATGCGTGCGCCTGCCAAGATTTTTGCGCGTGCAAATTGAAACCTAGGGGGGTTGCCCGAAGGCAGCCTAATGCCGGGCCTCGCCGGTCGGGGCTAAGAGCCGATCAGTTGAGATCGGCGATGAACTTTTCAATATTGATGGCTTTGGATTTCCCCACCGAGCGAATGATGGAGTTGGCGACGTTTTCTTCAACGACGCTGTTCCATTTGGAAAAGCTTTTGTCCGTCACGCTCTTGTCAAACGCAGATCGAACCGCCTCACGCCCAGCTTTCATATCAGCCGCCAGAGCGGACTGAACGAGGCATTTTGAGATGACGTCGGCTTTGCGCACTGGGAGTTTTCCGGTGGGTTTGAAGCCTCCATATTAACGATTACCAACGACTGAACCCAGATGGCCGGAAGAAAACCACTCCCGACGGAGATCAAAAAGCTCAGGGGAACCCTGCAAAAGTGCAGGACCAACCCGCATGAGCCGCAGCCCCAAGGGGATCTGGTTGCGCCGCCCGAGTACATGTCCGACGGGGCCAAGCAGGCCTGGCGCTATGCCATTGAGAGCGCGCCTGAGCATTTGCTGCGCAAACTCGATATGTCGGTGCTGGAGGTTTGGTCCTGCGCCGCTGACTTGTACCGCAAGGCCCAGATCGGAATCACCAAGACGGGTCTGCTGATCAAAGCGCCGAACACCGGTGTGCCGATGCAGTCGCCGTACTTGGCCATCGCCAACAAGCAGGCCCAGATCATGACCAAGGCAGCGGTGGAGATGGGATTTACGCCAGCCTCTCGTTCGCGTATCACACAGCCCACAGATACCCAGATCGATCTCGATCCTTGGGCGGACATAGCAGGCTGAGACTGAACTTTGGCAGCAGATAACTACGCCGCCGTTGCCCGCAAGTATGCACAGGCAGTCGTTGCCGGTGACATCCTGACCTGCAAATGGGTCCAGCGTGCATGCCAACGGCAGTTGAATGATCTGGCAAAGTTCAAGGGCAAGGCAAGTCCCTACCAGTTCAACCCAAAGCTCACCGACAAGGACGGGCGGGAATTCCATCCCGCTGACAACCTGTGCGCGTTCATTGAACGCCTGCCCCACGTCAAGGGGCCGCTGGCAGGCGAAACGATCAAGTTGGAGCCTTGGCAGGTGTTCATCCTGACCACCGTATTTGGATGGGTCAAGCCTGACGGTAATCGCCGCTTTCGGCGCTCGTACATTGAGGTGCCACGTGGCAACGCTAAGTCGACCCTGTCGTCTGCGCTTGCGCTGTATATGCTGGCCGCCGATGGTGAAGGTGGTGCAGAGGTTTACTCTCTGGCCACCACCCGCGACCAGGCGCGCATTGTGTTTGGTGATGCGCAGACCATGGCGCGCAGGTCACAGGGCTTTCGCAGCCGGTTCTCTGTCAACGTTGGTGCGCACAACATGAACGTGCTGCATACCGGCTCAAAGTTTGAAGCGCTCTCGGCAGAGGGATCTACGCTCGACGGCCTGAACATTCACTTCGGCTGCATTGATGAACTGCACGCCCATAAGACTCGCACCGTCTACGACGTTGTGGAGACCGGTACCGGCAAGCGAGACAACTCGCTCTTGTGGGTGATCACCACCGCTGGCAGCAATCGCGCAGGCATTTGCTACGAGGTACGCACCTTTGTAACTCGACTACTCGATGGTGTGTTCGAGGACGACAGCCAGTTTGGCATCGTCTACGGGCTGGACGACGGGGACGACTGGACCAGCGAAGACTCGCTGATGAAGGCCAACCCCAACTGGGGTATCTCGGTGCGCCCGGAAATCCTGGGACCGCTGCAGGCCAAGGCCATGCAGTTGCCCAGTGCAATGAACAACTTCAAGACCAAGCACTTGAACGAGTGGGTCAACGCTGACACTGCATGGATGGACATGCGCTCCTGGGACGCCTGTGCTGATCAGGACCTGGACATCGAGTCCTTTGTTGGCCAGCCCTGCTGGGTGGGTCTGGACTTGGCCAGCAAGACAGACATTGCGGCATTGGTGATTGTGTTTGCCCATCCCGAGATTGCTGACGCATTCGTAGTCTTCGGCAAGTACTACCTGCCAGAGGACACGGTCAATGCCAACGGCAACAGTCAGTACCCGGGATGGATGCATACCGGACGCCTCACCGTGACGCCGGGCAATGTGATTGATTTCAGTTGGATCGAAGCGGATCTGAATGATCTGTCCTCTCGCTTTGCTGTTCAGGCAGTCGCGTTTGATCCGTTTCAGGCGACGCAACTCTCGACCCGAATGTTGAGTGAGGGGCTGCCCATGATTGAAGTGCGTCCGACGGTGCTGAATTTCTCAGAACCGATGAAGGCGCTTGAAGCCCTGGTGCTTCAAAAGAAATTGGTTCACGACGGTGACCCGGTTCTGGGTTGGATGGTCAGCAACGTGGTGGCCCACCTGGACGCCAAAGACAACATTTACCCACGCAAGGAGCGAGCAGAAAACAAGATCGACGGCATCGTGGCACTGATCATGGCCCTTTCAAGGGCAATCAAACCGGGAGACTCGGTGGTGCTGGGATCCGACTACGAGTTGATGTTGCTCTGAACTGATGGGACTGTTTACCTTTTTTGATCGCTTTCGCGGATCTGGTAGCTCCAACGCCTCAGGTGGAGATCGTTCGCCATGGGGTGACTTTTCATTCGAGTCAGTGTCTGCGCGTACCAGCAGTGGCATGCGCGTCTCGCCCGATAGCGCGCTGCGCCTAGCTGCTGTGTATGCCTGTGTGCGGATACTGGCCGAAACAATTGCATCACTGCCATTGGTGGTTTACCAGCGCCGCCCTGACGGCGGCAAGGACAGGGTCACGGACCACTGGCTTTACCGCTTAATGGCCAAGCGGCCGAACCGGTTTCAAAATCCTTTTGAGTGGCGCGAGATGCTGCAAGGACACCTGGCTTTGCGCGGTAACGCCTTTAACCAGATCATCACCAACCCGCGCGGCGAGATCATCGAACTCATGCCGATCCACCCGGACCGGGTCAAGATTGAGTTGTTGCCATCAGGTGAATACCGCTACCGAATTAGCGATCGTTCTGGCACTGAGGTGATCTTGCCAAGAGGGGAGGTCTGGCACTTGCGTGGCCTGTCCTCGGACGGCTTGATGGGTATGAGCCCGATTGAGCTTGCCCGGGAGAATCTGGGTACTGCACTAGCAGCCCAAGGCTATGGTGCACGTTTCTTTGCCAATGACGCCAAGCCCACAGGAGGGTGGATTGAATTTCCTGGCTCGTTCAAGGACTCCGAGGCCAAGAAGGTGTTTCGTGAGTCTTATCAGCAGGCGCAGTCCGGCTCCAACCGGGGCAAGGTCCTGGTGTTGGAAAACGGCATGAAGTTTCACGAAGTGGGCGTCACAAACAAAGACGCCCAGTTTCTGGAACTGCGCAAGTTTCAGATCACCGACGTGGCCCGGCTCTTTCGTGTGCCACCGCACATGATTGCTGATCTTGATAGAGCGACCTTCTCCAACATCGAGCAGCAGAGTCTGGAGTTCGTCATGCACACCATGACGCCTTGGGCTGAGCGCTGGGAGGCTAGCATTCAATCTGAGTTACTTCTTGAGAGTGACGATATAGAGATTGAGTTTGATTTCGCCAATCTGATGCGCGGCGATGCGTCCAGCCGCTCAAGCTACTACCAAAGCGGAATTCAGAACGGCTGGCTCACCAGAAACGAAGCACGCATTGCAGAAAATCTCAATCCCATTGACGGACTTGATCAGCCACTACGACCACTCAATATGGTCGAGGAGGACGTGGCGGAGGATTTGGAAATCGATACACAAGCAGAAGTGGCAAAGCCACTGGAGAAAAAAGCGATCAAGCCTTCGGAGGATGAGAGTGTTACCCGACTCAGTGGGCGATATAGCGCTCTTGTTCAAACGACCTCTGAGCGACTTGCTCGCCGTATCAGCCGATCAGATCATCTGGCCGAAAAAGACATCTTGTTGATCTCCCAAGCCTTGGCCGTACCGCTAGACCAGGTTCAGCTTTGGGCAAGCCAAATAGACGAGCCGCTAGATCAAAAACAGCTTACCGAATCACTTATCTCCCTCGGACAGAATTTATGAAAAACCAACTTTTAGTCGCTGAATTTTTGGCAACGCCTTGGGCCTTGATGCCTGAGCGTTTAAGTGCTCTGGCCACTGTCATTTCCCGGTGGTCGCAAGGTGAGCCTGCCAGCGACGCCGCCAGGTTTCAGGTCCAAACAGACCGTGTGCTGCGCGACACTCGCAGACAGACCTCGGCTGCCATTTCGGGTGGCGGCATTGCCGTCATCCCGATTTACGGCGTCATCACACAGCGTGGAAATATGGTGGATGACGTCTCCGGCCCTGGCATGGTCAGCACCCAGATCGTCACCCAAATGCTCAGACAAGCTGTTGCCGACGACGCGGTCAGTCAGATATTGCTGGACATTGATAGCCCTGGCGGCAGCGTCTACGGCGTTTCTGAACTGGGTGATGCTATTTTGAGTGCTCGTGCCCAAAAGCCGGTGGTGGCCATCGCTAACAGTCTGGCAGCTTCGGCGGCTTACTGGATCGGTTCCCAAGCCAGTGAGTTCTACGTCACATCCGGCGGAGAAGTCGGCTCAATTGGCGTGTGGCAGGCGCACCAGGACTACAGCAAAGCCATGGATGAAGCTGGCGTTAAGACGACGCTCATATCGGCGGGCAAGTTCAAGGTCGAGGGCAATCCCTATGCACCACTGGACGAAGAAGCGCAAGGATTTATGCAGTCCCGCGTAGATGACTATTACGCCGCATTTACCAAGGCTGTGGCCAAGGGGCGTGGTGTGCCCATCACTCAGGTACGAGATGGCATGGGCCAAGGCCGTGTCCTGGGGGCTGATGCAGCCTTGGCTCAAAACATGGTCGACGGCATCGCCAGCTTTGATCAGGTCTTGAGCAAGATGCATAAAGACGCGGCGTCAAGTGCTAAGACCAGTCCACCTGCCAAGCCCAAAACCTCCCGATTGGCCCAAGCCCGCTCAGAGCTTGGGATTTTGTAATTTGGACTGCTCAGGAGTTGCTCCGTTGAGCGCCTCCAGTCCGAAAGGCGACCCGTAGGTCGCAAACCTGATGCGTGACTAGCTTTGCGCATTTTTTAATATTTGCAATCCCGCCACCCAAGAGGTGGTTTTTTTACGTCTGGAGAAACCCAAATGAGTAAGCAATTGCGCGAGCTTCAAGCTCGTAAGT